ACAAGAACCGTAATTAATACTTTTGCTTGTAGTGTTGTCGGAGAACACTGTTACAAGATTACCTGTGTTTTCACCATTAGCATTTTTCTCACAATACGTTCGTGTTACTGTAACATCCGGTACCGGGAGTGGACAAAGGAATGCACTTGTTGTTCGTGTTTCTGTACCGTCTGACATTTCTACTATAAACACACCTGTGTTGCCATTACTATCTTGTTCACAATACGCCTTCACTACAGTAGGTGGAGGTGGAGGTGGAGGTGCAACCGGCAATGGACATGTGCTAACATCATATACTTTCTTTCGACTGTCATCATCGTAGATATCTATACGATAACCAGTGTTCACACCACCCGGTCTTTCGCAGATTGATTCTATAACTGTAGGTCCATCAGGCGGTGGCGGAGGTGGTGGCGGCGGAGGTGGCGGAGGTGGTGGCGGAGGTGAACCAGGTGGTACATCATAAGCGTCTGTTGTTACACCTATTCCAAAACTTGCCCAATTACTCACTTTAGTAGTATCATTGCTCCAAACTACCCTATACTCACCATTGGCCGAAACTGAAAAATGTATAGGCATGCCAATCATGTTATTTCTTGCATTTTCCAATTGTCGCCAGTTTCTTGGTTGTGGTTCGTACTCAGCCGCAATCCTAAATTGTAGACCGTTGGTTGAAAAAATGGGAGGATTTGTGTCGCCACTCTGTGAAAAATTCACATTTCTTGTTTGAATAGTCCAACCGGAATCAAACGGTGGGTTACTTGCCCAAGTGAAAGGAGTAAAAACATTACCAACACGATTACCATTGTTATATGTTCCGTCTAATGCTAATCGTAAAGTAGCTCTGGTAAAAGGTCCCACCGTATTAATTGTGCTATCCTCAGTCCATACATCAAATTTTTCGACTGAGTTGATATTAGGTACAGTAAGTGCAATATCTGTGTTTTTACCTATAACAGTAAAGTGGCCGAATAAAGTACCATTGGGTTTATACACCTGGACGTTGGCTACTTGATCTTCGTAATTATTTGGGTATGCAGGCACATCAACACGTATATCATTTCTATAATATTTTGTTCCGGCATCCCATACAAGATCAAAACTGCCGCCTATGTTTCCTGTTAACGTAGGATACGTCCATGTCCAGCCGTTTCTCTCAGCAGTAGTAACATTACTTGCAAATACTCCAACTCCTGCAGGAGTAGTTTCGCCTTCGTCTACTATTACTTTTGCAAATGTATTACCATACGATGCTGATTCATTGTTAACTGTGACTGTTTTTGACTGATCGTTATTAGAAAAATCAGCCGCTTGTGCAACTACTCTGGCTACCACAGAACGTGATGTATGTAATTCCCTATCAAATTTGGGAGTATAACTAAATTTAATAGTGTCACCATCTACTGCTGAAGCAGGTGAGGTAAGTCTTTTAGAAAGACTTGTCACTGCTAAGGCGCCATCAATATACTCTTTAAATTGGCATGCAAATTCTTTGCCGCCTACATTAGCACCCAGCAATTTTATAGTCATTGTTATGATACGTCCTTCTGTTACACTACTGCTCGATTCTAATGAGAACGTAGGTTTAGGCGGAATAAATGCTCTTACTGCCACAGAACCTGATGCCCAATTACTTGTTGCTTGTCCATCTGTTAAATAATAACTAAAGGGTAATGTATGAGCCGCAGTGTCTGAAGATTTAGGAGTTACAGTGAGGTTGTTACCATTCAAAGAAAGATAAGGAATTTGTTGCCAACGTTTTACATCGCCTACTGATAACGTATCACCGTCTTCGTCGGTGCCGTATGCTGTTAAATCAATTGTGATAGGTGTATTATAATCTGTTTTCTTAGTAAAGTCATTTGCTATAGGAGCCACATTAGCCACTACTAATGTTCCTGTTACATTACCAATACTACTCACCGAACCACAACTGTTTTTAATTCTATATGATAAGTTAATTGTGCCTGTGTCACCTATACCACTAAACACAGTTCCTTTTAACGATCCGGGGCCGTTATTAGAGAGTTCAAAAAGTTCAAACGTGTAATTATTAACACTGGCGGAGTTAGAAGCACTATTGACTAAAAGTTGTTCTAATTCTAATGTTCCATTATTTAAGATTGTTCCTAAGTCAACACCCGAAACGCTCACTTGTGGGCAGGCTTCAGCAACTGTGGTTATTGTTAATGTGGCTGATCTTCGTCCACCAGCGGAATCTTCAATTTCGATGACGAATCTACTTTGGGTGCCACTTGCAACTCCAGAGGCATTTACGTCAATTGTGGTGTTGTTGTTTAATGATATTGACGCACCATTATTACCGCCCCCGGGCCATGGTGTAATATTACTAATTGCCACAGGGCTACCTTCAAAGTCACTCATGTTCATTATGTTGAACAATTCTATTGTGTTAGTAGCAAACTCTTCTATGAATATGGTTGCGTTTTCAATAAACGGTGCAACGTTAGTTTTCTTGACTAATATTGTTGCAGTGTTAAAGTCACTGACTGCACCTTGTGAGTCTTTGACCTTGTATTGAAAAGATGTTGTTCCTGCATAGCCTTTATTAAATGTCATTCCAAGTTTTGTGTCATTTAATCTTAATCCAAATCCTTCAGCAACACCTGTTATACTTTTAGGTAAACTTGCTTCATCAATTGTCAAAGAATCATTGTTTACATCAAACGAATTACGTAACAAACTAAAGTTAAGTTCATTTGGCGTCAACGCAGGATCGGGCGGTGACCAATTTATTGTAACATTGTATCCACCGTTTACTGGTGGATTATTACCAGGTGTCCAAGTAATAGTAGAAGTTTTAATACATGGGCCTCCTGGACGAGTGCTGTTATCAGTTATATCTACCTGCATAACTTGTGGCTCTCTTTCATTTGTGCCAGCCATATTTAATGTTATTTCTGTTCCTGATTGTAAAACAGTTCCAACACCGAGATAACCGATACCATCAATGGCAATTGCTTCGCCATCTGGATCGCTAACAATATCTGCCATGTCGATAGTTTTAGTACCGTTCACTGGTAATGCAACTTTGATATTCTGTGATTCAGGACATTGATTATCATTCTGAATAAATGTACGTATTAATGATAATTGATGACCAGGGGTGGTGCTTGTATGCCTCTTTGTCTCTGCCACACCTGCTACATCATATGTGGCTTCAGCAACTACTTTTATTCTAAAATAGTAATCATCCCACCAAGGATTAGGTGTTTTAGATGTATCATAAGCAAAATTATTCATGCTAAATCGTGTTGAGAATTTATAACTGTGAGTAGGCTGACTGTTGTCCATTCCTACAGAAGGGCTATTACTTCCATTTTTAGTACCGTAAATGCCGTATTCGAAAAACGTAGGTCCAGGCCAAGTATCGTCTGTAATGGGTGCCGGTCTACCTATACCTGCTTCTTTCATGTCTACCCAAGTTAAATTATCTTGGCTATATTGAAACGTTACATCTACAGTGGGTAATGATATGAATGGTCTACCAAAATTTGTGCCGTTTACAAATTCAGTATCTACTTGTGCTATTTCATATCGAAAGGCACCGGAAGTGTCTTGTTTTGTAGTACTCTCGTAATCTACTACTTGTAATTTTGTCGGACTTGCACTAACTCCATTAAAGAAAACGTACGGATCGCTGAGTTCAAATTCACTTACACTAAATGTAAATTGTTGACTTGCAAAACTTGTAATAACCGGAGTTTCGTCTCCTGGGCTTGTTGCACTATGTGGATCTTGATCGTTAGGTGCATAGGCTGTATGGCGAATTTCTACTTTGTATGTGCCTGCATTTGCATCTGTGGGCTCTAATGTGATTAATTCGTTATTGGTATAACCAATATCAGTCCAGGTTGAACCTGACAGTTTGAACCAAGTTATTTCTGTTTCAAATCGTGTAGGCTTTGGTCTAAATATTGGATAAGCGGGTAGTTGTATTGATACACCTGTAGAAACTTGTACATTAGTTGAGTTATAAAAACCTCGATATGATGATTGTAAAGATTTTAAAAGTATAGTTGATTCTGAATATTCTTCTGGCGGTACTTTGCTTGTCCCCAAAAAATCTGTCATGTACAAATTATTTGTAGGCAGTTGAACTAAATTGCCATCGAAGTCAATTACTTCCAAACCTTTGTATGCGGCTAATTCAAGTCCTAAACCAAACTCAGCATTTATGTCAGTTAGACTGATCGGCGTGGAAGTTTGTAATGCCATTAGTCTTTACCTAATTGTTTTTTTAAATCGTTAACTTCTGTTCTTAATTCTTTTACGGCTTCTACCAGCAGTCCAACCATGTTGCCATAAGCAAGGCTTAACATGCCGTTGTCATCTTCGTGTACCGCTTCAGGTAAAACTTTTTGTACTTGTTGTGCTAAACAACCTGTTTGTGTTGCTTCAATATCTGTACGATCATATATTACGCCATCAATTTGATCTACCTTGTCTAAAGGATTTGATATAACTGAAATATTTGTTTTTAATCTTTCATCTGATGTTACTACAACATCGTTTGAGGCACTAAACGTACCGTCCATTCCCATGACAAACTGGTTTGTGACCGCTCCGTTAACTCTTGTTGCAAAACCAAAGTTACTGTTAAATATAATTTCATTTGTTTGATCAGAAAATTCTATTCCAGCATTAACATTTATTCTCTGAGAAAAATCATTTACTCCAGCAAAAGTATTAGCAATATCTCTACGTGCAAACTTACTTGAATCTAACCCGTCGAGTGTGTCTGCATCAACAGTTGAATTGAGACCAATCACGCCAGTTGAACTATCATACGTTACTGGTGAACTTGCACTAATTAAATCTCTAACTTGGGCATCTGTTCTTTCAGTGAAACTAATTCCACCAGTTGAACTATCATACGAAATAGAACCACTTGCACTGATTGTGCCTCTGATTTCACTTTCACTTGGTCCAGTGTGAGTGAATACACCAGTTCCACTATCATAACTTAAATTGCCAAATCCAGAAGATGTTGCACTGACGTTACTTCTTACTCTTGCAGGGGTAAAGTATAATTTATTGCCTTCGGTTATATCTGTTGTGCTAAATTGATTTATGTCTACTTCAATGTTATTTGCGTTTACAAGTATGCCAGTTCCTTGACCAACATCCATTGTGATAACTTTACGTGACACTGCTCCACCAGGTCCAAATGCATGGGCTGAATCTGATATTGAACTTAAACCATTTCCGGCCGCAACATCAAAAATATCACTTGCTGGCTCTTGAAAGAACATTGCGCCACTGCCATCTGAGTACATAACTTGTCCAGTTGTGCCTGCTGATGTTGGTAATTGGTAACCATCTACTGTTAAAGTAGTTGTGTTAATATTATCTGCATATATGTTATCAACTCTTTCAGAGGGAGAACCAATTTCAAATGTTCCACCTAAATTTAAACTTGTATTAATTGTTAGATTATCAAAGTAACCTGCATTAAAAGGTTCTGCAACAGATCCTGCATCAACAGTACTGCCTGCTTTAATTTGTATACTACCAGTTGTGCCATCACCTACAAAAAAGTTTGTACCGTGTATATCGGCAAAGTTAGAACTGCTTGAACCTAAGTCATATGTATTGCTTGTGGCTGGAACACTGTCAGCACTGTCATAAAATACTTGACTTGCTGATATGTTTGCTTGATCTAAACCATATGAACCGAGGTTAAGTGCATAAGATGTATTTGCTCTATCGGATACATTTGCAACTTCAACTCTTGTTTTGTTATCTCGTCTATAGTTTGCACCTGGAACAATTGTTGTTCCAATACTTGTTGCATTATTTAATTCTGTATAGTAATTCCACTGGAAGCCTTGTGTTGTACTTAATGTATCTGCAACTGTGAACTCTGGATGATTACTGAATATAGCAATAATTGTTTCTGAATCAGGCGTATGCGTTGTTCCGTTTACTTCTACTAATGCTAACACAGCCTTTGTTAATGCTGTAGGCGATGTTGTATCTTTTAAGAAAATTGTTCGCAGTTTACTACCGTATAAAGAACTTACACCTGCCTCTGTTGAATAATCATCGCTGACTTCTCCGGGCATGTTTGTTCTTAAATAATTGCTACCATCATGTATGAATAATTGGCCAATGTTTTTATTGTAGTACATTGTGCCTTCTATATTTTGTGCATTTGTATTTGCAGGAATTGATGTTTCAGTTATCAGAGGACCAATAGGTTGCCACGAGTTTGTAGCACTTCTAAATACTCTCATTCTAAATTCTGATCTGTCAAACCATAATTGACCATCTGTGGGTCTTAATGGAGCAGTCGAACTTGAAAAATTATCTAATAAATCTATCTGAGTTTTTGCAATTTTTTCACCGTAATTTTCATAATTACGTCCGACAAGCTCAATTGAAAAATCTTGGTTTACGCCACCGTCAGGTATAACTATTTGTTGTCCGTTGCTGTTGTCTATTACGTATGGCACTGTTTATTCCTCTTAACTTAGTTGTACACGAACAGTATAAATCACTTCGATGATTCTATTTGCACTTTTTTGCACAGGGTGAAATATCACGTGTGTCAACATAGTGCTGGTATTAATTTTTTCTTCTTCAGTTGCCAACGTGTCGTCTGTTGGATAACTGAATAATGCAAGTTCATCAAATATATAATCGCCTTCGTTAGTTGTGCTACTGTCAAACACGTCTTGGTCGCCTGGCTCTCCGTAATTTAATGTGCAAGTAATTTTTATATCAGTGTAGCTCACACCGTTTATAATTTGAACATTGTTATTTGCAGTGTCAGTGTTAGAACTGTGACTGCTTACTGGTTTCCAGTATGTTCTGCTGTATAAGTTTGCACCTGATTCATATGCTTCTGTTACTCGAGGAGTTTTATATGCAACCTTGCCTGCTGTGTCAACGCTGGTTGCACCATTACCGAAAGACATAAAATGAATAAATGCATCTGCATTGTTGTTTAATGCTTGACCAACAATATAAGCCATATTACCATAATGAATTGCATTACGTTTGTTTACAATCTCTTGGCCTGTTTCTTTGTCACGAATAACAATGTGTCCTGATACATTCAGTCCCATATTGTCATCTGGTTTTTCTACATTTTTCATATCGTTATTCTCTTTGTTTTTTTCCTCGCTCATGCTGTTATTTATCACCTTTTTAAATACTTAGTTTATATTATAGTTCGTGTAAGAATCTCATAATACTTGATGCTGATGTAAAGTCTGCATTGGCTCTATCTGCTAAACTTAATGCACTATCGCTTAATTGTACTGCTTTATCCCATGCATCTTCTACATCTGTTGCATAATCATATGAACTTACTTGTACATTTGCTGAATCTACAAACAAATTAGTAACATCTAAGTTACCTGCTGTTCCGTATGCAAAACTGCTTGTTATTGATATTACACTGCCGTTTATTGCAGAAACTCTCACAACATCATTGTAACTACCGTCAGTTACATTTGTAATTCTAATACCTTCGTTAACTTCAAGACTTAATGCACTTGATAATGTCACGTCAGCAGTTGTGTTTGTAACGTTACTAACAGTTGCAAAAGCATTGCTAATAGTTAAATCACTTCCTGATATTTCATCCCATGCCTTAGTTGGAGTCCATATATCATCTGCTGTGCCTAAAACACCATCCGGGCCCACACCGCTAAATACTGCTTGGTCCCATGATGTAGGAGTTGAATATACTGCACCTAAGTCTAACCATATGTTTCCTTGCGGATTTAAACTATCAAACTGATCAACTTCTTCTGCACTGTAAACCTTTGCACCAATTGGGTGAGATTCAATACTTGTACCTTCTGCTCCACGTACTAATGCACTTAATTCGTTACCATTCTTTTTACCGTAGTAGATCAATTCATGTCCTACCCAAACTTTACCAGGTGCTATAGTTGTTACTTGCGGTAAGAAACTTGCATCTGCCATTGTTATACTGCTGGCAAATGTGTCGAGTGCTTTAGTCAGTGTACTACTTGTTCTATCAATAATACGTGTATGACTTACATCACCAAACAAGTTCATGTGCGTTCTGTACGTAACTGGTCTTGCACTTGGAGATACTTTAGCATGTTGTATATTACCGTTTGCATGTGAATGCGTAGTAACTGTGAATATAATACTTTCCAGTGGATCAATTAGTGCAAGTTCTTCTGGTCTCTCTTCACCATATAATACTCTCTGGAACGTTACTCCATCGAATCCTTCGTAACTGTCATTGTTTCTACGCAACGTTACATTTCCTTGTTTCACAGTGTCGAATACACCCTCATAACTAACAAGTTGTGTTACACTATCCCATTCAACATCACCAGTACCAACAGTTTGGATGCCACCATATGAGGCATCAGTTGTTACTACTGTGTCTTTGGTAGTATTTTCGTCCCACGGTATTGTGTCAAATCCAAAGTCTGATTGTACCTTGCTTAAATAATCAGTGTCTGCTAAGGCAGTTGCAAATACTTTACCATCAAGTAATTCACCGTTAAAGTTACCACCTGACTTGTCTTTTACTAATGCAATAGTTCTATCAAGTGCTCCAGCAGTTACCATAGCAGTTATTACAGATGCATTACCTACAATACTTGCATTCGAACTTGCCGTTACATCATTGTGATGAGTATTTATTTCTGCAACAAACAGTGCTTGTACAGCCTGATCAAATTTAAATATTCTATCAGTTGCTGAAATATCTGTATTTGCTGACACTTCTAATTTTGTCATTTGTGTTAACATTGCAATGTTTTCACCAATGCTATTATCTTCTGGTGTTGTTGTAGGATTCCAATTATACTTTGTTAGTTTCCAGTTAGTTCTATCAAACACAATCTTAGTGTTTCCTTTACGTATTGGATCCTGTGTTTTATTACTGATACTGTAGTAATTTTTATACTGTGGGTCATTTGCTAATATGTCAGCATCTGCTTGTAAGAAGTCATCAAGTATTCTCACTGTGCCAGTTACAGCATCAACATATGGTGCTTTATCAAAATCACTAATTGTTTGCGAACCTATACTTTCAATAGGTGTACGTTTACCATCTTTGTACTCACGTATTTTACTACTGAAAGGCTTAACCTCATTCATATAGTCGAGTACTTTCTGGAAGTTATCTGGTCTAAATCCTGTGAATTGTATTAAGTCATCTTCTTCTTTTTCGATGTACAAATAAGAAGTTTTGAATGCCCAGTTCAATTGTTGCTGTTCAATGTATGCATACTTCAGCATTTCAAAGAATAACTCGTTCCAGTATTCAGTGTTCACAAACACATTATCTTTAAGTGCTGTGAGTAACAATCTTAATTCATTTGCCAGTGTACTGTTTTGTTCATCAGTGTAAGTTGCTGGCTTTAATCTAATAGTATCGTTAATACTTGCAATTAGTTTAAAGTCTGCTTTGCTTGCCTGATATATCCACAGTTGCGAAGCAGTTTCTTTTTTGGCTTTTACTTGTACCACAGTGCCATCAGTAATATTGTTTAATCGTTTAAGTTCAGATACACTGCTAACATTAAACACAGGCTTATAACTTTGATTATATCTTATTTCTTGATTAGTAATAGGATCTATTCTGTCCACTGCATACCATGTGGTATTTTCTATGTATGTTCTGGTAGTAGGCAGTGTGTTATCCCAATTGTTAAATTGTGTGCTTAGTTTTAATTTAGACAACGTATTGTTTAACACATTTACCATAACTCTACGTGCTTCAGTGATATCTTTAAACATTGTCTGTCTTGGACGGAATGCAATACCGTATCTTTCAATTTCACTTAATCTTGTATCAGGTACACTTTGCCCAATTGCATTCTCACCTGATAAACTATCAATCAGTTTATCTGTGATATGCTCAGGTATGTGGCTATTGTTATCGCCTTGTCTTAACAGTTTCCATGCTTTGTGATTTATGCTTGACGGTAATACATTTCTACTAAAGTTAATTTGTAGATTGTTTTCTGCATCCATTGTTTGATCAATGTTTGTCAGTGCTAAACTTTCATCGCTGATAAAACTGATCAAGTTTAGTCCGTAACCACGTGGATTAGAAATATATTTTGCAAGTGTCTCTGTAGATATTGTTCTACCTGTTAAGTTTGTAACTCGTTGATCTACTGTATTTCTATTTTGTATCCAATAGTAGTAGTACAACTTATATTCACCTGTGACTGGATCTTGTCTACGCTCTGTGACAAATCTATCACTCCAACGTGGACTTCCTGCACCCTGCCAATTTTCTGGTTTTGCAATACTTTCTACCCACTCACAAATTGTAACTGAACTGCCTGGGAATGCCTTACCCCAATTTTCTGCACGTTCTTTGTTTGTGCCTTGCTCGTACCATTCGTAACGTATTGTGCTGGTATCCCACCACACTTTACCAACCATGCTGTGTCCAAACATTGTTCTTGCATTGTTGTAACTCACAGGATCTACTTCTGTGATATAATCTAATTCGTTACTAACAATAGAAGGTACTACACCTTTGAACGGATCCCATTTGTACAAGTCTTTTATATCGTTGCCTGTTTCAGGATTATAAACTATTGCATTATTGATACTGTTAACATCAACTAAATTTTCTTGTTGTGCTTTTACCACACCGTTTTCTAAGTATGCCCATTTGCCTGTGTCTTGATAATTGTCAATCCACACATTGGCTTCTAACTCGTCGCCTACTTCGCCTAATGTTGCATCTATTTGTTCTTGCTGTACAGGATTATTTTCGTTAAATCGTTTGCTGTCAAATACAAGAACGTTTGTTTGTTCTGAAGGCACTGATTGCGGCAATGATATAGTTTGACCAAACACTGTGGTAATATCATATTCGTATAACTCTCTGAGTGTGGTTATTCTACCTGGTCCAAATAAACTGTTATTGTCATTTAGCGGTATTGTAGCAAAATCTGGATCAGGAGATCTTGTTTGATTAGACCTTTGTGGATTCATATATCGTGTTAGTAGTCTGTCACCTGGTCCGCTTGGCTCTAAAACGCCAGGCTCATCACCACCGGCACTATCATCGTCATCGCCACCTGGATTAAATACCAGTGGATCGCCGGATGTTGGGTTGTTGGGGGTGGCATCACCATTTACTAATTCCCACGGTATAGCACCAACGTCTGTTACACATGCTAATACCATAACACCGTAATTATTTGGTATATCTTCTACATTGCCTTCAAACCCTGGTGGCGGATTTTCTGCTGTGAATATACCCAACGCACCACTGTCAATAATTGATTGCGTTGCTTCTTGCTGTTGGTCTGGTGTCAATGATGATAAATCTTCGTTATTGTTTTCTAATTCTGCTTCTATACACAGCGATGCCACATTGTAGTCACCTTCTGGAATACCAACTTTTGCTAATAGTCCTGGATTTGGTGATGAGATGCCAATACCTGGTAATTCTGTAACAAGATCTACAGTTCCAATATCTCCTACTAAAGTAGGATCAAATCTGATATCTTCTGGTCTATACCCTGCGCCGGCTAAACCATCATTTAATGCCTGTGCAATAAATTCAGGTACATTTAATTCTGTAATTAAATCTGGTAAGCCAAGTGTTTCTTGTGCTCTGCCCTGTTCTGTACATGCTGGCACATCTTGTGCTGTTAAGAATACTTTAGCACCAGTACCACCTGGTACTGTCAGAGGTTGAATATATCTACCAAATGTTTGTGAATTACCTGTGTTTTCAGTATCTATTGCAAACTGTTTATTAAGCAGTACACCGAGAGCCTTTGCCCGTTGTGCCAATGCATTAGCACCGCTTGAACCCTGGAATTCTGGATTACCTGGGTTAATTCCTTCGTAATCTACTATCACATATGTTACTGGGTCGTATGCACCTGGTGAACCTAAGTAATATTGATACTGTGAACCATCCCAATAAAATTCTGGGTATGGTTGCCAATCAGGATGTTTGTTGCCTTCATTAAATGAAGATGTACTTGTAGCAGTACTGAATGGAGAAACGTTATATTCAGGATGTCCAGGCCCATATAATATATTATTTCTAAATGGATCTCCTACACCTAACAATGCTTTACGTATACTGTCAGTGATTATAGCAGGATCGCTGGTACCACTTGCTTTATACCCTAATGTTCCTGCAGGAGCATGGTCGTATTCTAATGGTAAACCATATGTTAAGTCTGCTGGGAATATTTCATACAAACCTCTGTCAATAATTTTTAAGGTTGTAATAGCACCTGTGGCATCAACGCCTGTTACAATAAACTTAGCAACTCTTAATGGTCCGCCGAGTGATTCGTATCCAGTAGCCAATCCGCCTTTGTCATTTATTCCGACTTTTGCACTTAATACAGGCTTTGCTTTGCCCATTCCAGGATTAGGTATTCGTTCAAGCGATGCTCTATTACCCTCTGAAGCCAGTGTTGCTAAGTGCCATGGTTTCTTAACTCTCAGTTCTACCGTTGCTGTAGTGAACAACGATGCTATTGCTGTCACACTTGTTAATCTACTGTCGTGTACTACAAACGTTTTATTTACTGTATCAACAACCTTTTCAGCATCTGCAAGTGTGGTACCTTGAAGTCTTTCAGCATCTGCAGGTATATAAAACTTCTGTGTTTTTCCTGCCCAATTAAATTCAACGTAAGTATCTTCCTGTAGCCATCCTTCGTTTAATGAAGTTGAGGCATAGTTAACTCTCATCATGCCAGGTTTAGTGCTGTCAAATGTGAAAAGAGATGTTTGTATGTCTACGTTTGAACTTTCTCCGAACACAACTGGTCCAGTTGTTCTATAATATAATTGGTCAATTGTGACTTGCTGAGTTGGATTTCCGTTTATATCAAGACCAACTGATTGCCTGTTAAGTTTAATTACAGAATCGCCTGCAACTTCTCTGTATGCAGGAAACTGCGAATCTATTTCAGGAATATTTGTAAATACCTGTGGGCTTCTATCGTACACAGTAACAGTAGGAGGATTTTCTAAGTCGTAACCTGCGCCACCGTTTGATAATGTTATTTCTGCTATACCACCATTTTCGTCCAATGATAATACTGATGCCGCGGCACCAATACCTGTACTATCTTGGTTAGGATTATTTTCATTAAATATAATTTGTATGTTTGCTGGGTTAGTAAATCCTGCTCCTGCACTTTCTATACAAATTTTAGTTACTGGTGCTTTTGTGTTTGTTACTGGTGTACCACCAACTAAACGTAATCTATCGCCTACTCTATAATCACTGCCACCCACTGAGTAAACAGAAATATTTGAAGTTGTGTCAGTTACTACCGGTAACAATACATTCTTATCTTCTTGCCTACTTAAACCATTTACTGCTACATCATCAAAATTGTAAACAAAATTTGTAGTTGGATTGCCTTCGCCATCAAGTTGTGGTTTTAGATTATTAAACTCATCGTATACCACAGTAGGTATAGAGAATCTTTCAACATTAGTTCTAATTGTAGAAAGTTGCCCATTTTTATTTGCAGATGTTAACTGTGTCAATCGTTCTTTGTTAGATAATGTATGTGGTATAATAGTAGCATTATTGGCAACAGACTTTGTTACATTAACATTACGTTGTTGTTCAAAACCTCTGTTTACATGGAAGTCACCAACCTGTTTGAACTTGCCTGCGCCACAGCCGTTTGCAACAGTAATACCATTAGAACTACAACTCTTAATTATGAGGTCGCCTAATCCACCTGCACCCGGTGTAAGGTCTGCTGTTAATCCGTTATCTGCACAATTAATTTGTGATTTTATATCTTGTGGATCGTTTCCTCTGATAACAACTTTTCTACTGTTTAGGAATATTTCTGTACCGTCCTGTATATCCATTAATTTGTTTGCTGGTATTTTAAACTGCGGAGTAGGTTTTCTTAACGTTGCTCTTGCAGTAGGACCTGCGGGTACAAGTCTACCAGTTGGACTAATAATCTTAGGCGTAATATCAATACTTCCTTCACTTGGGTATCTGATATTTTTACTGTCAAATGATGCATATTGTTCTGGAACAAGCATCTCAGTAAATTCTTCTGATGCAATTGGTGTAACTGCACTTGAATTAATTGCTGTTGATAATGCTGGTTCATCAAATGCCGGTGGATTAAATACCACTGTGTCACCACCATTAATACCTGGAGATCTAACTGCTGGCGAAACTGCATCACCGCTTACAAACGGTGCACCTGATTGCATTACGCCAATTATGTCTCCCGGTGTGCCTCCTGTATTTGGCACTGACGACATTCCTCCTGCGGCTTGTCCTCTAACAATTTGTTGACCATTATACAAACCACCTACTAAACCTGCTGGTGCTGTACTACCTAATGCGTCCTGTGGACCAGCACTGGTATTAGGTATTTGCTTGTTTACAACATTGCTAACTTTTTGTCCGTTAACATAAATTGTACTGCCAACTTTAACAGGATTGTAGTCTACGTATCTTGTGGTTTTATTCAATCCGTCTAAGTTTTGTAAATTCTTTGCCCATGGTTGTTCGGTTACTGTACTACTCTGTAATGCTCTTGATTTCTGTGGTCTTACAGTTAATTTCTTTGCAAGAGGCACAACAAATCCACCACTCACACGTTGATGTGTAGCACTTACATATCTATTAGGGTCTATGTTGTCAGTAAATCCAAACTTTGCAGGATTAACAATTTTCTTCTTCTCTTGTATTTTAAACGAGGAAGGCATAAAGTTATAGCCTGTCATGGGTAATTGACCTGGAGTAACACTATTTCCAATGCTGTAAATCTGCATATCACCAAATGGCATTTTAGGATAATCGACTTGCCCAAATTTGCCAAAGTCTTCCATCATTTGTATCTGATCAAACGGAGTATCTGCAGGTATACCTGGTGCTGGATTCCATATTGGAGTATCATCTCCGCCACCTGGAACATTGCCGCCACCTCTGCATATAGCATTTGTATTGTTACTTACACCTGGAGGGCATACTCCTTGTTGGGCCCAGCATCTAAGTTCTGCTGTATTCCATTTAATATGTTGGACTCCGGAGAATGGTATTTTAGTTCTGTGGAATTCGTCAACGGTTGTATTCATACATGCAAAGAAGCCACTTATTTGTCGTTCTGATGCCCAACCCCATATATTAGAATAGTAATTTAGCAATTGGCCTTGTTCGTAACTTTCTACGTTTGCATTTGTGTTGCCTTCGCCATCTACACCATCACTGACATTATTATTTTGTCCGTTTTCATTTCCTACACCTGAATTAGTATTACCACCGCCTGTGGTTCCTGTGGACGCACCCGGGTCAGGTGATTCGTTTTGACATACTCTTCCACTGAACGAGATTGAACCAGATGCCGTTAATGCGCCTGCTGAGTCAGTTAATTGCACATCATATGCTAATTTAAAATATCCTGGGCCTGTATGGTTACCAACAATACATCGTGTAAAGTAATATGCGCCTGCTTCGAGATACACATAAGAATCTGATTTTTGCATTAATGTTTTTTGATCCCAGCCGTTAGTTCTCCAACCGGTACGCATTAAGTTATTACCTCTGTGGTAATTTTTACTTATATTATAATCGTTTTCTAATAAAGGACTTCCGTTTACTATTCCTTTATAACCGTCTTCTACAAAATATTCATCATTACTTAAATCATCTTTACCAATTCGCAATTTGTCAGTTCTGTAATTGTTTGGTATTTTTAATTCTTCTTTGTCAGAATTGGTAGCCTGACTACTTGATATCCATAACCACATTCCATCGTCACATAGTCCTTTAAATGTGTACACACCAGTTTGCGGTGCTCGGAAGTAACCTTTATATTCATGTGTAGAATTTTTACCAATAGATCCACTGGCAAAGTACCTAACTGTGCGAGTACGTTGTAGTATGTTAGTAGAGTATCCACCCCACTTTTGTACTTCGGTACTGTGTTCATACCTACCTGCCATGTAAGAAGGATAATGTCTTTTTGCATACTGAGTGTAGCCTTTGTTTAGTGCAACACCTGTTGGCCCACTCTTTGGCAGAGGATTATACGGATAGTATATGTTATCTACTGAAGGATGTTTTTTACCACCAGCGGAGTAACCATTAAAAGGTACATCTTCGTGACCTGCATGGTGTTGTCCAAAATAACCATAACCATTTCTACCTTTCCATGATCTCATTACGGCGCCATTTGCATACGCTCTACTTGTGCCTACGCAATCTGGGCCTTCTTCTGGTGGATTAATTGGGCCATTAAATGTATCATTGAAATCTGTGATATACTCTACAATTGTTTGGAAACCTACATTGTCACCGAGATCCGATGCATCTCTGGATAAACGCACAAACACTGTTACATATTGACCATCTTCACATGACAGTTTTTGTTCTATAAATCCAACACCTTTAACTGCTGTATCTGGGTGGTCATTTAGTGTATGACCAGCAATATCAAACGAGTTATCTGGTTCGGCTTGATATGCATACGTGTCCATTGCTATGTGGTTTGTGTCTACTTGTATTTCTGTACTTGCTGTGGTAGAGCCAACATCAAATATTTGGTCTGCCGCAACAAACTCTTGGCCTTTTTCTATAATAGTATCAACTATAGTTGTGTGTAGTGCAAGATTAGTAAATTGATCTGCATCTGCATTCTGAATAAATTTTGTTGTTTCGCCGCCGCCCTTAATAGGTGTCATAGGAGCGACACCATATTGATTAATCTGTGAACCGTTATTAAAGAAATCGTTACCGCTACTAATAGTAGACCTTCTAATTATAGTACTTGGGTTTGCAAAGTATTCTTTTATTGATTCAATTTTATTTGCGTTTGCTTCTGTTGTATCACCAATCTCAAAATCAAACTGCATATCACTTTGTACAATAAACACACTACCGGCATTATATAAGTCTTGCGATGCTAAGAAGTTAAACAACACACGGAATGTATGTCCTGTATTAGTAACATTTTCAGCAGGGTCATTATAAATCTTGAATGTTTTTGACCATATCTTAGATGATATATCTGGATTGTCTGAAGAGTTTTGATTATAGTCGAACTCTGCATCACCTGTTATACCATTTAATGCAACTGGCATATTATATGTAAACCATTCTTCTGATGTATTATCTAATAGCACCTGCTTATGCGAAGGTGTAGTATTACGCACACAACTATCCGATGAGTTATTATCTGGTGTGGTATCAGGAGCCGCTATTACTTCACATGGGCCTACAAGGCCTTCAAGTATAGCACCTGTCATAATAGGTCCTGCTTCAGTGGCAGGAACTTTGTCTAACCCTTTTGTAGTGTCTAACAATCCATTAAACATATCTATTGGACTGGATCCTGTTGGTGTAGCAAGATCTATATTTTTGCCTACTCGTGGAATTGATTCGTTGGCGTCACCTGTGCTACCTGCTACAACTGGTGTTGGATCAAAAATATTCCAAATATCGTCTTCGCTCGTTCCTGTAAATGCAGGTATCACATCGTCGACTCGTAAGTTATTCCATTCCTTACCGCCCCATCCTGTGTCTGGTATAATTCTTCTTGTTTGAGCTGTGGCTGGTAATTCTGATAATCTAATATACTTAACTCTTGTTACTGTACCCTCGTAATTTTTATATACTGCTTTAGGGTAAGTGGCGCCTGTTAAATCATTACTTAAATTACGTCTGTCATAACCTACTAACTGATTTTCATAAGTATGTGGTTCAGTCCAGAAACAAGCAACAAATACTTCTTCGGGTCTAAATTTAGTATTAACAATGTTTTCATCATTTGTAGATGCATAATTATCTGAAGGTACATAACTGTATGCTACAACACCCTCTTCGCCTTGTTGATCAACATCAACAGGGTTACCTAAATTATCTAAATAGAATGTATTTTCATAATTTTTAAATTCGGGTATTATTTCAAAATTCTTACTGTACAAGAATCTTGGCATTGGTCTATCCCAACGTAATCTTCTTTCTACAGGATAATGACTTGACAAATGAACATCATCTGCTGTATAATATCCTCTGCCGTAACCTACAGATGTTAAATTATTATTAGCACCTTCGAGTCTACCTGGTCCTTTTTCATCTGGTCTATATTTACCAGGTGTTAAACCTGCTGTCCACATAAAGAAGTCATTATAACCTGGTTTGAACACATCAAAGTATACAGTTTCTCCTTGTGGGCCAACTTTTGTAGAGGCTCTAAATCTTGGCATACCTTCAATGTTTGCTTCTGCATCACTGCCGTTACCACCTGACACAGCAAACGGTTCTGGTACTATTGTAGGACCAAAATACAATGCTGGTTCAACTGGCGGAAGTTGTATGTTAGATGATTGCTGTGTACTTCTCAAAGGACATCTTGCATTAGTAATTTTTCCACTACTGTTAGTGCTTGGCACCATGTCATTTGTGTACCAGTAATCGTTGTGCGGATAGCCTTGCATATCTGCATAAGCATTAACTGTTTCAAAGTAATCGTGTGCTCTTAGAGGAGGGTATGTTTTGTCTATGAGCGTGTAATAGATATCATTGTCGGTGTTTTGTATAAGTTGGTATACTTCGAAAATGTTTTCTCTGTTAGGCATCAAACGATATGCTGGTAGTGTGATATCACTACCACCTGCTGGATTAGTAACTGCACGAGTCTGTAGCATGTCATATTTAGATAATACGTGTCCTGCTGTGATGCTACGACTTCCATGTCTTCCGGAGCCAGGTATCTTTTTAAGTATTAAACCAGAGTTTATTTCATCCAATAATGGCTCAGGCTTAGTGCCTATATTTTCCCATTGATCTTGTCCGCTAACACTTGTGGTAAATGTTAAGTTATGCTCAACTACTATGCCACCTAATGCTTGATAATATTCATTATTATATTTTACAATTGTGCCGCCACTGTATACTTGATCACCATAATTAGATGCTATGTCTTCTGATGCTTTCCATTCCGGAGGTGCTGTTCTAATCCTAACCGGAGTGTGGAACTCAGGTAGTAATTGCTGGAAGTCACTTGTTGCTGACAGTTTAACATCAACATATTTTTCTTCTATGTCGTGCTTACTTGGCAAGTATGCTCTTAAATCTGGTCTGTAAGAATATTCAATTTCTGTTGCTGGATCAGAATATGTTAGTCCCTTAGATGGTCCTGACTTTAATGGCCCTTTATTAAATGTGTTGTCTAAATCTAACTCTTGATCATCGCCCATAAAGATTGTTGACTTTTGTGATAATTTACCATTACTTAAATTACTAATCAATCTTGGGTCTCTTACATACGGACCATAGTTAGGAATTTGTGCGGCTGGTAAGTCACCCACTACAGGTGTTCGATAATCTTTTAAGAATGCCAATTGCATTGATAAACCGTCGCCACGTGTATCAGTTTTAACCATTGCACGTCTAATGTCCATCTGTCTGTTAATGCTTTTAACAAGTGCAGTTGGGTTGTTATAATTATCAGCGGCAATTGATACGCCGTTCATTTCCACCTTGTTATGATCAACAGTGGTCACTACAGGTAATCTATTATCGTTTCTTGTTATTTGTCGTTGTATCACAAACTCAGTACTGATATCTGTATTTGTTGGCAATGCTTCAGTATCTATCCACATTACACATTCTACAGGATCAAAGTTTACATATTTTGCAGGCACAATCTCTGCATTACTCTTATATGTTACCACAGTTTGATTAAACTTAGGTGTGTCTTTGAGTAACTTAATTGCGTTTGTGGCTGTATCTGTATTACCACCACCGGTATACGGTGTACCACCACTGAATATAGCAGTGCGATGTTCGTAATAATGTAAAGTTCTATCGTCTAACGGCCAGTGATTTTCTATAATAATTTTATCTGGTGTTACACTTGAAATAGGGAACACTTTGTTATAATACAATGGATTATTAAAGTGTAATGCAATTCTTTTATCTTTTAATGCATAAAGCGGTGATATACCATGTGGTTCTATGGTTTCAATAATTATGCCTTTGCCAATTACATTACCTCTTGTTACTCCACTAACGTAAGGAGCTCTGATTGTAAATGACATATTGTTTATCACAGAATCAACAGTGTACATACCACTGAATTTATCAGTGAACACTCTCACTACATCTGCCTCTTGATATGTGTGAGGTTGATCCATTACTAATTTTGATTTGTTGTAATGTTGTGCTGATGCCGGGAATGAGCTTTCAGTGTTTGCTCGTGTAATTGTAAATGAACCTGCTGTTACATTACTAATTGGGTAATAAGGATTTGCAACACCTGTGCTGTAATCATTAAATACTGCAATACTGTAACTGAAGTTTTGTATCTTAGTTAAAATATTTGTATTAAAATTAGTATTGTCAACAGTGAACGTTCCTGTTCCTGGATTAAATGATTTCAGTTGATGATACTTTCCTAAAATACTTTTAAGTTGTTGCATTTCAAGTTTTTCAGCAGTAGTTTGATTTGCTATAAATTCTAATTCTGGTAGTATAGTACCTTCAAGTTTTACTTTAACATTACTGTAACCACCTTTTGCAGTAACTTCTGCGGCAAGCTCTGTAGTGTTAGGTGTTATAATTGCTGTTCCAGATGCTGGAGTACTTGGTACAGCATCATCTACGTGTGTTGCAAAAGTAACAGTTGGTGCTGAAGTATATCCTACGCCTGGATTTGTGATAGTGACGCCTGTTACTATACCATTTAAAACTGCTTCTGCAGATATAGTAGATGATTCTCTAATTCCTTCGCCTACTACATTAACTGTTGGGTAACTGCTGTATTGTCCGCCTTCAATCATTGTTACTGTAGGCGTACCCCTTACAACAACTTCCATTGTTGCTTCTTGATTATTACCGTTAGTAGGGAAAGTCACAATTGGTGGATTATTTTTACTGTATCCTGAACCTGGATTGACAACTCTTGCACGTATTACTTCACCTGCTTCTGACACATCTAATGTGCCATCAATTTGAACAATTAAACCACTACCGCCATTGTGTGTTATCGTGGCAGTATGTGTTGTGGTATTTGAATATGCTATGCCCGGATTCGTTATCTCAACAGAATCAATTTCACCTATGATATCAACTGTGAACGTTGCATTATCTTTTGTTCCATCTGATTTAAGTTTTGCAAACTCACTGCTAATAGAAATATCTGCATTGAAGAAATCTTCGCTGTTAGTAACATTGATACCAGTTATTGGACCAGCAATTGTTGTGGTGCCTTGTGCTGTAACTCTGTTTGTAGACGATGCAGGTGGTGATGAGAATTGAACAGATGGTGGTCTATTATATCCTATGCCGCCTGTGCTAAGATTAACACTGCTTACCGCACCTGGATTAATTGTTAATGTAGTGCCAGTTAATGGCCCGTATGCAATTGGTTTAATTACTGTAGTACCTACATTGTCAACTAACTTAACTAAATCGCCTTCTGCAAAATTACGCATTCTTGTTGCAGGACCTTCAACTAATACAGTATTACTGCCATCATCTAAATTTGTAATAGTAAGTCCTGATACTGTATTACCAATTGTTGGTTCAACTGAATCAATGGATGCTCTGCGTAGAGGTCTAATATTTTTAATATTTGCTTCAACTAAACGAGGTGCTTCAAAATTATCAATTTTGCTTGTATTTTCTTGTGAAATGTTCTCGTTTGTCCATACCACAACATTATCAACATTATTAGCATTTTCTAATGTTAATACATAATCTAAATATTTTCCTGTGTTATTCAAACCAATTTGATTTGTGTCTAAGAAATTAAACAAACTTACATCTGTATATAATTTTGTTTGACCAAGTTTGTTTTTACCAACATAACTTACACTTGCACCAATGTTTTGTAATTTATAAACGTTCCAGTCTGTGTTTTCGCTTACTGCAACATGTATGAGATTATCTTGTTGAGGTTTAATAACAAATTGATCATCAAATAGATCTGGTAAACTGCCAATGTTAAATGCTTTGAAGTTTACATTTGCTGAGTTTACATAACCTGAATTTAATATTGTAGGATACTTTTCAGTGTTTAATCCTGTAGCATCTACATCAGATAATGTAGGCCATAATTTGTGCTGTCTAATTCCTGTTGGCTTCTTGAGGAATCTCTGCGAGTCATCAACATCTATAAAAATAACATCGTCATCTTTAGCGTCAGCAGTAACTTCATAATTACGTGCCGCCCTAACGTTTGTTACAACTCCCTCGTTTGATAATACTTTTATGTTAATATCTGTATTAGGCAAGTCGTCTTTAAATGTTGTGTCTAATTCTATCGTTGATTTTTCAACGATTCTAATTGTATCGTTTGCAGTCAGGCCATAGTATAGTTCACGTTGTTTCCCATCAATCATTTCGTATTCTGACGGTGGGTTGTACAATGCTGTAACTACTTCGTTTGGTAGTTTTGTTACATCATGGAAAGTAATAACATTTTGTGTCAGTGTAAACAATGTACCTGAAATATTCCCTGTAACATTACCTTCCCAGAAATAGTCTGTTGTTGTATTTTCTATCTTAACACCGTTTATATAAACTTCTACAAACTTATATTTGCCGTTGTTGTCTTTGGCAAGATTGTTTACATCAATTGCTGTGCCAAAAGTATATGCTAATTCTTCACTGTTAGCAATCATATCAAATGTATAATCACCTGCAGATAAGTCTCTGCTTGTTGTGTCAATGCGTGGATAGTTTTGTGTAGGACTAAATGTTTGGTCACTACCTTCATCAAAACTAAAGTATGAATTAGCAAGTGCTGTATCGTTTACTGTTATAACACAGGAATCTTCTGTAGTAGGATTTAAACTACTGGCCGCAGTTCCTTGTACAGCAAATCTCTGCACTGGTTGGTATGTACCATCTGCTACACCTAATGCAGAACCGTTTGCAACTGTAAAGTCTTTACCTGACAACATCAATATATAATTTATTGTTGTGCCTGTGTGAACTGCATCAATTCTTGCACTAACGTTGCCACCCAATTCTGGTTTAGTATTAATAGCATCAACTAATTCTGTTGGTGTTACATTACCTGACTCGCCTGTTACACTGATAGCAATAGCACCGTTGGCACTTTGGTTATCTGTGATAGTAATAGTGTTTGTTGTTGCAAAAGTAATATGACTGTTAACACCACTTAGGTTATCAGCAGTAGGCACGTTAAACGTATAATCGTTTGTGCTTACAAGAACATTACTTGAAATAATTCTTGTTGTTGCATCACCTGAACTATAACCGCTACCTGCGTTAGTAACAGTAATCTTATTTAATTTGTTTGTTGCTGGGTCAAGTGTTGCTACGGCAGTTGCTTGTACACCGTCAACATCAGTTGGTGCTGACACTTCAATTAATGGTGTAGTAATATATGTTTGTCTTGCTTCATATATTCTAATAGTATCAACTACGTTTGTAACATCTTCTGGAAAGCCTAATGTAAACTGCTGTGGATTTTGTCTAAAGTCTACTTTCTCTAACTTTAGTTCAATGCTTTGATTACTGTCAGTGTCACCGAAGTCGCCCACTTTAAGAGCCCATTCGTCAAATACACTAACATTACCTTGAACAATAGCACTACTTCTTCCTATTCTGCTTAATGCTTCGGCAGTACCTTTGCTTTGTACCATGCCTCTATAGAATTCGTATTGTTGCTCATCGAGAACATCTAACTCACGTAAGTATTCTTTTTCTGTGTAACCAAACAAAGATCTACTTGCTTCATAAACTTGTTTTTCAACTGGTATAAATCCAAACTCGTGATAGCGACCTAAACTTTCAGCCATGTTATCTAAGTTTGGTTTTAATTCGTTGCCATCAATAATAAAACCTTCTGTGACAAAACGTCCTTTCCAGTTAGCGGCTCTGTTAGCCTTAACTTTAATTCTATTCTGTCTTTGATTATATAAAGGATTGTATATAGTGTCGTTAAATTCTGTTGTGTTATCAAATATAACAGCATGTTCAATTTCTTTAGTGAACAATACGCAACCGTAAATGTCTACACCTGCTGGTGAAGAAATTACAATAGTGTTGTTTTCTCTAACTATCTCACAGTCGTTTGGATCAATAACTGCACCTGTTTGGTTAACAATGCTAAATTGTTCTCTGTCTGATCTATTAATTTTAGCAATAAATCCACGTGGTGCTTCAAATATAACTTTATTTGCACAAGGTGATAATTCAATTGTGTTACCAATTTCCCATCTGCCTGATGCCCAAAATAGTGCTTGTTTTCCAGCATACGCCCAATTGCTAACTTCGCCTAATGAACTGTCGTGTTCACCAAATGAATATCCTTGTGATTCTTGATATCTACCTAATCCAATAAAGAAATCATATAGTTGTTCTTCTGCTGTGATATCGTTATCTGCGTCATGCTTAAATTCAGTGTTGTAATGTACACGAGTAATTACGCCTGTTGTTTCTTGATACAGTGTTCCTCTTACTGCACCAATTTGCGGTAGGCTTGGCAACGGAGTCCATTGCTTTTGTACAAACTTATCACCTTGGCTTAGTGTTATAGGTGCTTGGTAGTATCTACCCAGTCTCTCAACAATAATGCCTTTTTTGTAAGTGATGTTTGGTTCCCAAATTGTGTATGATGCAGGGTCGCCGCCTACTTCAACACGTTGTCTCTTACCATCTTTTTTACTGTCTAATACATTAAAGAAACCTAAATTATTGTCGTAGCCTTTAACTTTATATCCGTGTGCTGATTTCTCAACAATTACACCACTGTAGTTTGCACGTGTTTTGTAATTTGAACTGTGCAATGATACATTAATATTTTCTTTAGGTATAATTAAACTTGTTGCATTACCTGTTGTACTGTATTGATCAGTACGTGCAACCATTGTATCTCTGTCAATGAAGCCACTCATTCTGTGACCAAGTTTCATGTTTAGTGTTCTAACTTTTTCAACAAAGTCTATGTCTGTGGTTAGGCCTTGGAACTGCAACCAACTGTTTATAAATTGAGTGTAACCAATATTTGTTAAGAAGTTACCGTTGTCGTCTATGTCACCGTGTATGGTAAAATCATCTGCACTGTTAAACATCCAACGTTTTAATGTTGTTTTGTTAAACAACTGTTTTCTGTTTGCTCCGTGTCTTGCAAGTTTTGTTGGGTCTGAGAATACAGTAGCAAATCTACCTGGCTTAGAAATTAATAATGCTTCTGCCTGAGCAAATGCAAATAGTTCACTGGACTTCCACACATATTCAACTGGTGCATTATCACCAAATTTCCAAATGCCGTCTGTGTTACCAGTTTGTGCAAATGTTTTAGTTAATATCGAATTACTTGCAATAGTTAAGCCTGTTGTTGGTACTACTGCATTGTGATTACTGCTATCACTGTTGAGTACAAATGCTGATGCTTTAGCTCTAACTCCGTCACCTGTGATAGTCACAACAGGGTTTGTATAACTTTGTCCGCTGTTGGTTACAGTTATGCTTGTTATAGCACCATCTTCAATTACTGCTGTTCCTACTGCGTTGATTCCTGTATCGTCTGTGATAGTTACAGTTGCATTAGTATATTGTCCACCTTTTTCTGTGACAATAAATTTGTTAATGCCATTGATTGCTGGACCTTGTTGATAGTATTCGTTGTTCCATGTTATAGCAGTATCGAATGTGGTTGTGTTACCACCAACTGCATAAGGGAACATAGGAGTACCACTGTCGTCTACTGTAGCAACATAATATCTAATAGGTGTTGTAGGACTGTCCGGAGTATAACCATAACGCATGTTAAACTTATCTGCATAGCCATTTGCAGTTGACAATGAATTATCCCATGTGTAGTCTTGTACAAATGAACCTGTAAACGTTCCGCCGGGTCCTGTTAATCTTGTTCCTGTTTTTACAATGAATGAACTTTTTATGTTTGTTATGTCACTGTTAACATCCATTGGGTCAGTATAACCGTATGGTCCATAAATAGGTGAGCCATCAAATGCCCAACCAATCAATGGTGAATGTGTGGTTGTATCCCACTCCAATAAACCTGCAATTGCTGGAGTTGGTACATGATAATGATCTAACTTTGTATCATGTGTATGCTCTTTTGCAATTCTATCATAGTGCCATATATTTTCATTGTTAAAACTTAAATTGCTTTTTGGATTATATAAAGGTTTACCATCTATCATTACTGCCACAGCATTTTCTTTCATCTGTGAAGAATTTTGTGGGTCTTGACTTATATCTCTTTCCGGAAAATTATATTTTGCATCTATACCGTTATTTGTTATTTCAACAAACACAGAGTTGCCGTTGTGGCTAATTTTTAAACTGTCTATATCTCTAAATGTGTTAGTCTGCAATCCGGCGTGTGTTCCAGTAGTTGTTGTCCATGTTTCAGCAATTTCAGTTGTACCTGTATTGCTTATTCTACTTGGCGGAATTCTGTTGCCGTCTATGTCAACTGGTAATAAAGATGACAGTCCAACTCTTCTAAATGGATTGTTAATCAAATAACGATTGTCTGCAATATTTTCTCTGGAGCCTTGTCTTATGATACCGTTTTCTAAATCAAACCAAAGACTTTTATTTGCTAAAGAATAATTACCTGTTAGCAATGTTTGTTCTAATAAATCATCTTCTGCATAAAAAGAATATTGTTCATCCCACCATGTAGGCTTTTCTGTGAAGCCTAACATTTCCCAAGGATGTGTATGAGGTCTAATTGTATCATAATGATATTCGTACCAGCCTCTCCATCCTGCAGGCAAATCTTTGTTGCCTACGTTCCATGTCCACTCATCGTTTGTGTCATAAAATTCGTTTGTGGTAGGATCTAATTCATTAACCGTTGTCCATGTGTTAAAGTAGTAACGCATTAAGTCATGGAACTCGTTGTATGAATAATTTGTTTGTCTAAATGCACCATTACGTACATTATATAAACTGTAATCACTTACACTGTTTGCTTGACGGAATTCTGCTTTTGCGGCGTTGTAAACTCTCTTTTCAAATTCGAGTAGTATATCATCTCTGATATCATTTACTGCCATTGTCTTACTGCCATCGTGTCCTACAACAACTTTAATAGGAGTTACATAACTGTTATCCATTGTTATTTCTGGTTGGAATAATGGGTACAGACCCATTGTACTCGGAGTAGGTGGACACTGGGCACTGTCTCTTTCTGCATTGTATATTTTAAATACAACGTCACTGCCTGCTTGTAAATTATAATTTTCGTTTACTACAACTGTTAATGGACTGAAAGAACTTATAGTATAATCTTTGTCCACTACTAATAAATCTGTGTCGACATAAACTAATAAACTGTTTTCTATTTTATCTAAGTCTGCAATATTTGTGCTAACAAATGTTCTATCAATTTCTCTGATCTGATTAGATGCTACAAATAATTCTTCGGTGTAGTTATCGCCGAATGGTACAATATATGTTCTGTTAAATACCTCTCTGCCTATTTTGTATGACAGTAAGTTTCTCAAAACAGTTTCTAAAATGTACTCCTTGCTTAAACCGTCAGTTGGTAATTGCTCGTAGTATTTGTTTACTTCACTTTTTAATCTGTTTTTGTACTTGTTATATTCAGTACCGCAGAAACGCATAGCATCTACTAAGTTGTGCGGTTGATCGTCAAGCAAGAATGCACCTAATATAATGTCTTGATTTGATTGTACTATATCGGTTGCAAATGCATTATCTTTTTTGCTGTTAGCAAAGTTGTTACCACCAAGTGGCTCGCCAACAAATCCATCTTGTCTTTCGATGTATTTTTTAAAGTGTGGCAAATACTCTGGTTCAGTGATATAACTTATATCGTCGTTCAACCAGTTTCTATCCCAGCTCAATGGAATTTCAAAGTTACTTATTGTGCCTTCTTTAATTAAGCCTGACTCACTGGTTGCAATAATTTCTATGAAGTCACCTACTTCTAAATTTAATTGGTCAAAGTCAATATATCCTTCTTGCAATCTTCCATATGTGAAATCTGTTCTAATAATGTTATTAACTTTTATATCAATATCATAACCACTTGCTGTTGATCTATTAACATCTGGTTTACAACCTATCCAGAAATCTTTTTTAGACTTATCAAAATCAAATTGATTATAATCGTAAGTTGTAATTATTCTTTGTTCGCTGACTTTATCAGACACTTTCATGTATGCCTGGAATTCAGATTTTGCTTTTAGTAATTTATAATAGTAATAACCAATTACATCTGTGCTTGAACCACTACCTAACGGAGTGTAACTATAAGAATCAGTATACTGATAGTTTTGGAATAATATTTCACTGCCGGCTACATACTGTTTGTAAACAACTTTAAAACCAAGTTCTGTGTCTTCGTTAACACTTAATGTAGAACTTGTGACACTGGCTTTTTCTGCATAACCAAATATCTTGTTACCAGCAAAATTGTTTTCTGGGAACACACCCTGATCACCTAAATATGTGCCATCGGTGTTATATAAATTAAACAGAGGTGCTTGATTAACTCTTGTTTTTTCTTGTGCTAATACCCATTCTAAGCCTGTCCATTTATACTCTTTGCCAATGCCCACCGAACCTGCTTGTACTTTTATGAGATCATCTACTGCAAATTCAAATGGTATAAATGTATCACTGTTATTGTCAATTATGTTATCAACATTTTTTACTGGATCACCCACACGTCTTAGTGCAATAACACCACCTTGAGATTCTGCAATGTAAATATGTTTTGCAACGTCTTTGTTTTCTGTTGGGAAAATCAGTGTTGCATTAATTATATTTACGCCGTCAACTAAAGTGTCTTCTGATAGGCCTTCTAATGTTTCTTTTGTGTAGTTAACACATGCAACTGTTACACTACCTTGCGATGTAACACCGTGGCTGTGTAGTTCTAATTCTTTATCAAATTCTATAATAGGTCTTACAGCACGTTTAGTTCTGTCAGGTAAACCGTCACCTGCATCTAAGAAGTTATCTTTGTGGAACCAAAAGTTTACTCTGCTCCACGTGTTGTCATTTTCTGCACCACGTTCTTGTAATATGTAATCTTTTGGTGAAACAATGTCATTACTAACTTCGCCAACTTTTGCCCAATTCAATGAGCCTCCAGCAAATGTAAATTTATTTGTATTTGGGTTTACTAATACTTTAGCATCTGTTTTAGCATTTACAACATTGTCTGAATTATACAACGACTGTTCTGCACTTGAATATGCAGTATTATAATCGCTAAACCAATCTAATAATTTAATAGACTCGCCAACACCACTTACAATATACTTTCTGCTAACTTTGTTTTGTGGTATAACAAATGTACCACTGAATTCAACAAGCATGCCGTTACGGAATTTTTTGCCACCGTTGGGTGTGTAATTTGCCTTGCCAATAATATCAGTGTCTATGTCTATTGGATCAGATAATGTTCCTGTTATAGTAATCGGAGTAGGACCCGATGTTACCCAATAGTATTCTTGATAATTTAATAATTTATCTGCGTCAATTGGAGGAGTATAAGTTGCATACCCTTCGCTAAAAATTTTATTTTGATTTTTTGTGTCAACACCATATACTCTGAGAGTATCAATTAACTCATCGTAGAACATCATATTTTCACTGTCACCAGATGAAACGTTAATGGTGTTTATAACTGGACTTAGAGCATAGGATCTTTTTGTTGCAGTTGGCTCTGACAGGAACTTACTACTTGCACCCACGTCACTGCTTGTTGGAGAACCAATATAGCCTTGAACATTATCTACATTTGCTTTACTAAATAATTGCTCAACTGTACTCTCGAAGAAGTTTTTAATTGCAGTAGTTTGCAATACTCCGGGAAGTTTTTTATAAATTTTATCAGCCATTAGTTACCTTATCGATCCGCTCGTAATGTTTGGTTATCAAGTCTGCCAATGATTTCTATATCATTAACACTTGCAGTACTTAAGAATAATTCGTTTGGCTCCGCTTTTACCTGGAACATCTCACCAAATTTCCCTGTAGTGTTTTTAGGTAATATAACTATACTACCTATTGAGCTACCTAATTCTTGATGTATATATGTGCTTAATTCTGTGAAGTAAAATGTTTCGCCAAATTCCCAATTGCTGACTACAAAGTAAGAATTAATCAATGCAATGATACGTGACTTTAATTCGTTATCGCTGAATTGATCTGATAATTTTACCACTCTAAACTTAGCCTTAACTGTGTCGTCTGCTTGATTGCCGAACAACAATTTAAATTTAGCACTTCTAAATACTAATGTATCACTTGCACTCTTATACGTATTTAGCCCTGCAAATTCTGAACCTAACTGATCACTGGTTGGCGGTGCTGGGAATGTGCCTGTTGGTCTTGCAAGCCATTTATTAACTTGGGCATTATAAGAACTTGTTAGTACCAACATCTCAACAACGTTGCTAATACTTGGGTCTATGCGTACATCATTTGGTGCAACATGACTCCACTTAATTGTGCCTGGGTTAATACTTGCTGATGCAGTGTTTTGAGTTTTACCTCTACCACGTTTAACAAAATAATCTTTAGTTTCAACCAGTTTAATTTCGCTTGTTGTACCAATTGCTAATAGTTGATAAGTTTTAAATTCATCAACAACAAATATAACAGCACCCTTGGCGTTTGATTTATTTTGTAGTGTTTCTGCTACAACTTTGTTTTTTACAATCAGCCAATTAACTGTGCTTAACTTTTTCCAATCATCATAACGTGCTGGTGTAATTCTATCACCGGCATTATCAATAGTTAGTTCGTCTTCATTTCTGTAATCTAAAACTATGCCTGACACAGGTCTGTCATATCTATATCCATCGAAATCAGTGTAGTATTCAAAAAATACTTCATCTGTTGTGTCTACATATTCTTCGAACTGTAAAGGTCTGTCTGGAACTAAGTCGCCATTGGAATTAATTGGTGCTACTCTAATTTTACGAGGATCAGTGTATCCATCTGGCTCTCTGTAAGTTTCAAGTACTTCCCATTTAATTTCTTGGTCTAATTTTTCTTTGTTGTTTTCGTAATATACTTCTAACTTGTCTGATGAGAACAATGCTGTTCTATCCTGAGAGTAGTGTAAATCATTTTCTTGTACATTAACATATTCGAGGCTACCTATTCCAGTGGCGGCATCGTATGTTTTAAAATGTAATCTACCTGTTATAGTATTATCAAATGAGTCACCGTTAGTGCCATATGAAGATACAGTAACATTACCAAGTTCTGCTTTCCATATAACTTCACTGCCACTGCCTTGATTCTCAACTATTTGTCTATATGTTATAAATGGTGTTGAACCTGTAGTGTCAACAAAATTTGTACCAAATGTTGCATTGTTAAAAGGTATGCTAATTTTACTTGGCATTGATGTAATTCTACCTGTGTTATTTGCTATAACAACGTTAGTCTCTGTGCTAACACCACCTACACTGTGGAAAGTGTTAAGAGGTATAATAGCATCTGTAACGTATTCGTTATGTTCTGCATATAACTGCTGATTTGTTTTTGCAGGATCAGGTGCATTTACTTCTGTTTTGAGTATGCCAAAATTACTAATCCAATTCACTGACACGTCTCTCCATGTTGTGCTTCTTGTACGTAACGGAATGTCTGTGATTCGATTTACTGGTGTGACTGTTAAACCTAATTCTTCGTTTCTCCAAAGATTGCCCTTCCATGTATAATTTTCGTATGCACCTGGCTTAGTATTAACAGTTGTGAAAGTAATCACATCTTTAGATGTTCTATTATTAGAATTACTTTCATTTAAATTATTGATATTGTAAAACTTCAATGAGCCTTCACTTTGAATAATATAATCTAAACATCTGTAAGTAATGTTGTATCTGTAGTTGTTTACATCTATTGGACTGTATTCCATTAGTAGTAACCAACTGTTAGGGCCTTTGCCGTTTATGTCTAATGCAAACTCGCCTTCTTTAGCAGATGTAGATAAATCACTATTAGGTATAACATACCAGTAGTCATCTTGTAAATGGTATCCAATACCAAAAGTTCTTTGTGCAGTAATTTCTGCAACAATGAGGTTAAACTCTGCTGTGGTAAACAGTTTTCTAAGAGAAACAATAAAGTCTCTCATTTCCCATCCTGCTGGAATCTCTTCACTGAGTGTCCACGGACCAGTTGCTGTTGATATTGCTGAGCCCAATACACCATTGTTTTCTATGTTTGTTACTCTTGCCCACTTGTAATCTGTTACATTAGTTGGGTCTACCCATTTGATAAATGTATTATCTTTTAAGCCTTTAGCAAGGTTGGCTGTGGCAATATTCGAATTGTTGATTAATACATTAACACTACCGGGTGTAAATTCTTCTGTGATATATCCTACTTTACTTTCTGGTTTAACAGGTTGTGCATTCCATCTAACATTATCGCTGTCTTCGAATGTAAAGTTTGATAAACTTCCGCTTGGCTTTGTAGGATTTTTCCACTCACTTCGCATACCGTAATATACAAAATCATTTACCTTACGTAATTTAAGTATGTTTGTGATCACACTAAGCACAACTTCTGTTGGTGTTGTGGTATTGTTTACAATAACTTGTTGGCTTGTCTTGTGTATATTATTATAGATATATGCATCGTCGGCAAACGTGTCCACATTATGATATGCACCTGTTGGATCATTGATATCAATGTATCTGCTATGTCCAGAATGCGTTCTATTTGTAGACTTTATTTTAGCAATGTTTGTGCTTTGACTTTGAGGGAACACATTATAATCTTGTGCTGACACCATTCTATTTTGTGTATAGAACACTTGTGGCGCACGTTCTTTGATTGCCGCTAAACTTTCTGCTGGTGTACTGTTATTAAGTTCGTACTGTAAATTAAATGTTAACGACACAGCATATTGCTTACCTGCCGCATTTTCATATGGCACTGTAATACTTAAATTCTTTGCTTCACTTGGACTAATTGTGTATCTGGCAGGATCACTTGTTCTATACCAAACACGGAATATACCCACTGGTACATTACCAAAGTTTCCGTCTGGGAATCTAATTTTAATTCCATCGGCGCCTGCATTTTCTACAGAATATAAATTTCTTGTGTTTAAACTTTTACTGTTATAGTTTAATGTTTGCCCAACTGTGTTAGGAATTTTAGTCCAATTGTTTAAAACAAGACCGTTGCTGTCAATTTCCTGTAAGTACACATCGGTTTCATTGATGTTAGGCACAGTAATTGTTTCAATTCTATTTTCTATTGGCGCAGTATAATTAAAGTCCTTAAACTGTAAATTACCCTGTTTTATTAAACTAAAGAATCCAGTGTTTCTACTTGCAAGACCACCGCCATCATTTCTATAAATGATGTTCATTAAATTTGTTGGACTTGGCTCTCTTTCGTAAAAGTGACTGTTATCTTTAAATTCTGGATTAACAACATTAAACTGTCTTTTTGCACCCGATGATGTGATATTAAGATTATGCACAATAGGGGAATTAATTGGTGTGTTGAACTGATAAAGTTCAGTAGGTATGTTGTTTATATTACCCGACTTAATTGGTGATGAGAATTGGTTAGTGTTACTCATAGCCGCATTCATTATTGTAATGAATTGTTCGTAGGATTGGCTGTTATTTGAGTCATCCCAATACACAGTTCTATTTGACAATGAAGTGCCTAAACTGTCTACTAAAGGTTCAGATGTTTTCACGCTCACTAATTTTAATAAGCCACTTGCAGGTAAATTACGTTTAGGATTGTACCCTAACATTCTTGCAAGTTTAAATACTGATTCTCTTCTTTCTGCTGTTTCTAAAAAGTTTTCTCTGGTATTAACATCCATTCTGAATGCTAAACTTTGGCTGAGGAATGCCAATAATTCTATGATAGATACAAATTCTGAGCTTTCAATAAAGTCATTGAAGTTTTCGGGATAGTTTGTCCTGATGTAATCCACCATTGCGGAACGCATAGTGTCAAAGTCGTACGCCTGAAAATCTACTTTGCTATATGCTTTATAGGCAATTTTCCAATCTTCTGCCGCAAATAAGTTATTTTGTCTACTACTGGCCATCTATTACATACCCTCTGCTGTTTCTCTGATATACATTAAGTACAGAGTATCTTCGTTTTGTGTGGGTATAAATCTTAAATCTATGTCTACCCTAATTGCATGTTCTAATGCTGTTACTGTAGTTTTTAATAGTGATACTCTTGGATCACGTGCTACAATTTTATCGACATCTTCTTCTATGTCTGTAACCACTTTTGGTGACATTGGATCCATTAATAAATCCCAAACAATGCTACCAAAGTTTGGTCGCATAACTCTTTCTCCACGTTTTGTGTAGAATTCGTTTTTTAAATCACGCTTCACAAGTTCATCGCCCGACAATGTATACGGAGCGTTAATTGTATCTACAGTATTAAATCCTCTGAAGTTTGCCATACAAGTATTTATCACTGAAATTAAATGCAGTTTTAATTTACCAAAACTCTTGACAAATCAGCCAAGATGTAGTTAAATACACATAAGCACTTTAATGTGTGACACCACAGCACATTGCTGTTACATTCACCCTATAGCAAAGGAATACGTACATGCGTAAACTTTTGAAAGGTTTCGACGAGATTTGGGCGAAAGCACAACTTCGTAATGAAACAGAGAAAGGTCGTTTTCACAAGATATTTTTCCAGCATAAACGATACTTTCATTTAGGACTGTACGATACTGTTACTAAGAAGTATGTTATCTTTGATAGCATTAATCTTGTGGGTAACTATCGTTACAACTCGAGCGTACACCCGCCAGAGTATGCAGAAATGCGTAAAATGGTTGGTTAAAACAAAAAGGGGGCTATGCCTCCTTTTTTATGAGTCGAGATTATTAATTGCGTCTGCTATTGTGAACTTCAGGCTGGTAGGATTAAGTACTTCTTCGTAATATTTGTCTCTGGAATTATCTACTGCTTCTGCTAACAACAAGAAGTTTACACTTCCACCCTCTGTTCCTGTGGAAACATCAATATTTTGACCTTCTTGACCGTCTGGTGTTTGGAATACACTTGCTTGATACTGTCTCATTTGATGTAAGTTTGGATTTTCTACTAACTTAGATGAACCTGGTTGTTTACTCAATACCCACCCAGACATAAAATACGGTACTCTGTGATATTCACCGTTGTTTAATGCTTGTAGTACGTTGCTGTTTTTAAAGTTATCCGGGCCTATACTTCGTGCAAATTCAGTAAGTGCTAATTGCTGGTTGTCATTGATAGGAACTGCAATACTATCGCTTACATTGTTCCATGTTTGTTGCATATCACCAACAAGACCTAATGTTTCTCCCACAGGACCAATACCTTGTGAGAAGTCAACAATTTTATTGCCAAATTGATCTTGGAATATTTTACCAGGGCCATCTGGTATCATGTCTATGCCCTGTGCTTTTAATTGCGATTCGAGATCTTGTAAAGAACTTGCTGATGCCATTGCTTGATCGATTGCACCTTTCATTTGTCCTAATTGTCCTTCTAATAAATCTGTAGGTAGACCGAGATCGTCTAAACTAAACATTTTTAATCTTGCTTCTACTTCCTGCAATTGTTTCCCAATACCAATAATCTTTTGTCCAAGTGCATTTGTAGTTGGAAAACGTATAGGAGGAATAGCCGCTTTGAGACCATTTACTAATGCTCCCAATCCTGCTATTTCTAATAGTTTTGTTGCCGCGGCATCTTTGAAATTATTTAATACACCTTGGACATCAGCATACTGTGGTATGCCATCTAAGTACCCTTGAACATCTGGTAATGCACTGTCTATGAGAGCTCCTGCTTGGGCTGAAGCGTCAGTGACTGCATTGCTAACTGAGGAAATAGCCGCCCCTGCTTCGTCTACATATCCTGTGCCAACTTCTGCACCGTCTGGAGTTTGTGCATCGGCCGGCGCCTGTGCCTTCTGACTCACAGCATTTGCTGGAGTATTTTTAAGCACACTTTCTGATTGAGCTTGTTCTTCTGCTTCACTGGCCGCTATTGGATCGTATTGAGAGTGTCCTATATAAGGTTCGTTTGTGAGCAATACTCCTACTATGGTTTCTATTTTATCTTGCTTACCTTGACGTTTTCCGGCAGTTGGTGCTCCTGCACTGTCTCCAGTTGTTGCACCTGCTTCGTCAAATTCTGCTTTTTCTGATGGCGCATCTTTTCTACCAGTGAGTCCCATTTGTGGTGCAGGTATAGCCGGGAGAGCAGGAAGTGCCGGAGGACCGCCACTGTTAAGTAATATTGTTGGTGCTAAAACACTGGTAGGTCCACCTGAACTTACATTAAACCCAGCCGCACTTAATATGCTTGTGGGCATTGTACTTTGCATCTTGATTGGTCCGGTAGCCGCTAATAAGTCCATGCCTAATGGGCCACCGGCAGTTGCCGCTAATCTTCCACCAGCATTTAAATCAATATCGCCGCCGTTTGCAGTAATTTGCGTATTCAATCCACCGTATGCTGTTAAATCTCCTGAGCCTTCAATTCTTAAATTACCGCCTGTTCCTAATGGTGGTAATCCTATAGCACCTAATGGATTAGAACCTTTGTATTCGCCACCTGTGGTATCACCTGCGGCTTTTATATTAATATCTTGTCCTGCTTCAATGTTTATGTCTTGATCAGCACGTAAGTGGAAACTGCCTTTTGCTCTAAAGCCTATACTGCCTTCGCCAAAGAAATTTATATCACCTGTGCGTGTTAGTTCTACCCATGCAGAACCTTCCTTGTTGATCATGTAAATAACACCTGTGGTGTCATCCATTAAAATTTGATTACCGCCTGCTGTTCTAATTCGTATGTTTCTGCTATTGAGATTATCATCCATCACAAATTGGTGTCCACCTAATCTGTGATTAAAATTTTCAGGGTCTCTGGGCCCTGGTGTTAATATACCAAATACTTCACTGGGAGATTCTCTCCTTGCACCAGCCGTTCCTGCCCCTCTAAGCGGGTCATTTGCTAACCCTTGTCTTACTAACCCTTTTGCAATATCTACGTGTAGAGGGCGTGTAGCGTCGTTGTGCGTGGTCTTTTCGTCACGTTTATTCTTTTCAGCAACAGGTAATTTCATAGAAGGATCAGAGTAACTTTTTCCTGCAGGCATACCAGGTACCATGTGATTATATCTATCTGGGTACAAGCAACTTACTATAAAAGGAAACTTTGAATTACCGTCACCAAAACAACAAAGTACAAGGTTGCCTATGTCTGGTGGTACCATCCACATGCCGTAACTTTGTTGTGTGTCTACGTAACTTTCTATTTTTTCACCAATGCCTGCTGGATCAGTTCCACCTGCAAACGGCGAACTCCACATTGCGTCAAATAAACCGTCGTTAGATGATTTGTCTTTTGCCAACGTGGCTATGAAAACTTGTATGCGTCCTGTTCTGCTTAAATCTTTTGTGGCAGTAACTTGCCCAATATAAATTCCAAACATCGGACTGTTCTTTTGTATTCTTTTATAAGATTGATTTGATCGACTAATTGACATATCTATGTTCCAGGCTCAGTAGTAGGAGGATTATCTGTAGGAGGATTATCTGAAGTAGGAGTAGCCGCAGAATCTGTTTGTGTAGGCGGCACTTTAGCGTCTGGTGTTATTGGTAAAACACGTTGCCCACTTACACTGGAAGTAAATACACCTCCGTTAAATTGATTTGTTACTTTAATAATTCTATATACTCCGCCAAATGTTCTTGCTTCACCCGACATATCCCAATACCCTGAGTTTAAGTTACTGTCTTCGTCCGTGTAATCTGGGTCGTATGTTATTGGTGCATTGATATTTAAGAAAAAACAGTTATCATCACCTTTATGATTGGCGGCGGTTGCATCGCTCTTTTTAGTGACTCCGTCTAAACCAGTGCCTTTTGATCCAAGATACCACGGATCTCCTCTTAATCCTAACTCTATCTGCATCATAAACTGTGTATCTGAATGCGAGCCTGCAATAAATCCAAGTAACTTGTTTTGCACTGAGCCTGCTTTGTACGTACCCCCGGCAACTTTACTGGGTGTGTCAGTGGTGCTTGATGTACCTTGTTTAGATTCTAATGCTTCCTGCTCTGTAATACCTGCCGCGGCAAGTTTATCTTGTACATTAATATAACCAAGATTTTCCAGCAGTGTTACATCAGGGTATGATACACCTGGGTTTAAGAAATCTGAACCGTATGCATAACCACTAAACTCAGGTTTGTAATCCGGTGCTATTGTGGGGTCTAACACAGTAGGTGTTGAGGTACTGATATTAACACTGGCGTTAAGTTGTTTTGTTGTTGCGGCGTCTAATTGTTCTATAAATGCTTCTTTGTTAGCATTTGTTCCAAAATTAACTAAATCAATTAATTGTGCAGATGATAGTCCAACCGCACTTGCTAATTGATCCACTGCTCCTGTGGCTGTGTTAAGCAGACTTTTTAAATCATCTAAAAGTCCTTTTAGAGAGCTTTTTTCAAGTGCGTTTTCACTTTTATTAAATAAATCATTTACCTGCCCTTCGAGTGATAAATCTTTTGCTTCTGGCACTGTATTTGCTAAAGAATCTGATGCAGTAATAGATATATCACCCATTGCACCACCCTTAGGAGGCAATAATAAATCTAAACCTTGATCATAACGAATATCAAGAGACTGTATTTGATCGTTCAATCCTGTAAACATATAATTGTAGGCTTTTAACAATGTGTCATTCCCAATCATGTCTTCTATTACTTTTCTTGTATCTTTAACTTCAGTTTCTCTGACATCGACTGCTACATCACGTCTTGTAGATTTATATATAGTTGGTATAAAAGTATATTGTTGAGCATACTTATTTCTTCGTTTATCAAATCCTAATTGCTTTGTGTCAGCATTTATTCTCAACCAAGATATAAATGTTTGATCCTGGTCTATATTGTCATCTTCGGGATTATCTATTTCACTCTTGCGTGATATTTTGCTAATGTACTCTTCATTCATACTTAACAGTGTTAAGAAATAATCATGTATGCTTACACCTTCTGCTACAGAAATTTTATCTTGCTCTATTTCTTGTTCTGCTGTTTCACCTGAATCTTTGGGATTGTCTTCTAATGCTTTTTGTCTTTCTATTGCATCTGCAGACTCTATGGATTCTAAATTTATCACCCTGTTTGTATCTTCAGCATCAGCATCAGTATTAGATATCAACGTTTGGTCATCAATTAAATCATAACTTGAACCACCACTACTACCACCTCCGGCGGCGGCAATTAACTTACCTGTATCAAATGTTATAACATCTTTAACTTCGCTATCAGATGATTCTTGAAGTTCGTTTAGTTTTTTCTCTAAATCATCGACATGCTCTTGGATTGTTTTACCCAATGTGTTTAATGTTTTAGGTATTTTATATACATCGTCTCTGAATGCATACGATGCCGTTGCTACTGTTTCGAAGTCATATGTACTGCCTGTGGAGTCGATTGCTACCCTAATTTGTGTTGGTTGAATTTTATATCTAAATGGGCCGGCTACTATTTCAGGATCACCGCCTGTGTCAGGATCCCACTCAACATCGCTTGGACCTAAATCTGATTCTCTGTAACCTTGAAAACGTATTTCCAAAAACATTGTTGCATGAGCAGTATTTTCATGATCTAAATAAACTTTTGCCAATTGTATTTGGTCTGGGAATGTGGCCGCCCCTGGTTGCTTAATTGTAAACTTTATTGTATTTGCTTGTGGGCCATCATTGGCTGTTACAACACTGGCTATTTCTAAATTGTCAATTTGGGTGCCTGTTACTCCGGTCTGTGCAAGTATTACTGTGGCCCCCGGGGGTGCCGCAAGATTCTCTTCTGCTAATCCAAATTCAGCAGGTGCATTTTCGGTGTAAGAATTTTCCACCATGTATAATTTTAAATTGTATGTGGCATTATCGTAGTAGTCAAGTATGTTGCCATACACTTTACCAACATAAGGATCAAAATATTCTGGAATTTGTGGCATGCCTAACTCCTGGGTGCTATGTAGTTAGTTACTGACTCCTTGGATGGCACAAAAATTGATAGGCCGGATTTAAAATCTCGGATTGGGTCTTTGAGCTCATCTGGGTTTCGCAACGCAAATATCCACCACAGTCTACTATTGCCGTATAATTTATGGGCAAGTAGGTCTGGTCTTTCTTCAAAGGCATGTCCAATTTTATACCTCTCGTCTTGTAACGAAGCAGGCACTTTAGGTAAATTATTAACGCCTAAGAAAATATTGTCAGGACCGACACTTGCGTTTTTAAGAAAACTATCTGCTCTATGTTTAGTAGACATTAAATAAATCCACCTTTGTATAGTTGTCCACTTGCAAGTGACTCGAGATTGAAATGTCTTCTGAGTTTGTGTGGTGTGTATGTAGGTTTAAGGTTAACCATAATATTTGTTCTTGTAGGTACATAAGTTATTTCTTCGTTAACTTGTACTGGAACATAATCAACATCATCTGGATATTGAACTGTATAGTTTTGCACAACAACTGGCACTTTGTTAAATCCGTGATCTCCAAGATACTCAAATACCATAACTGGAGGCGGTGTGCCTGCTTTGCCTGCCGCAACTGCTTGATCACCAAAGTAACCTTTGGTAGCAATCTTTAAAAATGTTAATACTGCTAACAAGTATCGTGCTTCATATATATCATCTGCTGTGAAGTCTGCCGCTACTGGAATGTCAGGCGGCGTACTGCTTTGATATGTGTTTATAGGATAGTTCATGCCTTGCATTTCTGCAGAGTCATAGTTAGCCATGCCGCTTAAAAATATCTGCGGTGTATATTGCCAAACTAAACCACCTGATTCTTCTATTGGTTTTAACAAGTAGTCGGCGTTTGAAATGCCTTCATTGTCCAGCATCTTAGCATAAAAATTTGCCTTGCCACCGTTTTTGGGTCTTAGCCTTGCTCTCCAATCATATGTATTTTGTAGTTGTGGTGTAGTGGAATTTCCCACAGGCTGACCAGCAACAATATTGTTAAGTTCAGATCTTGCTTGGGCCGTTTGACGTGCAATGATATCACGATATCCACTGTTTGTGAATTGATCGTTGGGTGTGCCTATTAAATTATCTAATAAGCCTCCTGCTAATCCTTGCAATGCAGGTGGTAATTGATTGACGCCGCCGCGAACAAAACTTGCTAACTGCTGATTTACAGCATTAACTGATTGCGGTGCTACTCGGCCTATGCCTGAAGCGAAAGAATTGTCTCTACCGTCTGTATCTGCCATTACAGCATCTCCTTGTTTATATGTGTAATATTTATCACCTTTATTAAAGCATGTGTTAAATACCAGAAAATGGCAGGTTTAGGTTGACTTTCCTATAACTATATTGTATACTGTATAACTTATTACAGGAGTCAATATGGCAGTTGCTAAAAAAACAAACTACCTCAACAACAAAGATATATTAAAAGAAATTCACAAAAGCAAAATTACATTTTGTTGGGTTATGGATGACAAATATATACAAAACGATATTATCCTCGATGACGTCAGCAAAATTGATGCTACTGCATTACAGATTGCAAAAGACAATCAAGCATCGAGAATTCAATCAGAAGGCTACGCACAGGCAATGCTTGGTCATGACAAGAAAGATTACAGAAACAAACCTAAGCAAAAAGACTTTGCGGTGGACACTGCTACAATCAGTGACGAAGATGTGACTTTTAGAGTTATGACATACGAGCATATTCCTTTAGAGCCAGGTAGAAAAAGAAACCCAAAAAACGAAGCCGAAACAAAAGCCAAAGTAAACTTCCCACCATTCAAGCATTATGCTTATGTTAATGGTGAGATCAAAGAGGTTGTAAGAAGCCACTGGGAAGGAAGTTTAAGTAATGGCCACTTCGAGCCTAACAAAGGACGTATTACAAATACACTCGGTACAATGTTTTTGAAATTAGTAGAAAGATATTCTCACAGGGCAAACTGGAGAGGGTACACATACGTAGATGAAATGAGAGGACAAGCACTTGTTCAACTTAGCCAAGTAGGCCTACAGTTCAACGAAGCAAAATCAGACAACCCATTTGCGTACTACACAGCCGCAGTTAATAACAGTTTCACAAGAGTTCTTAATCTTGAGAAACGTAATCAAAACATTAGAGATGATATTTTGATTGACAGCGGACATCTTCCAAGTTATAGTAGACAGATACAACACGAAGATGAAATGCGTAGACTAAGAGAATCTACTGAATCAGAAACTAACGATATCGAGGCATTTGACCAATAATGAGTTCGCTGTTCAAGACAGCGGCTTGCTTTACAGATATACACTACGGACTAAAGCAAAATAGCCGCGTACATTTACAAGATTGTCACAGGTACATAGACTGGTTTATTGCAGAAGCAAAAGCCAGGAATGCTGAGACATGTATTTTTCTGGGCGATTGGAGCCATCATAGAGCAAGTGTAAATGTTGCTACTCTAAATGCTTCAATCAAAGACCTTAAAAAGTTAAACGACAACTTTGAAAAAGTATATTTCATTACAGGTAATCATGACTTATACTATCGTGACAAACGTGAGATGAACAGCATTGAATATGCTCGTGACTTGTCTAACTTTGTTATGGTAGATGACATGTTTGAACAAGATGATGTTGCTATTATACCGTGGCTTGTAGGCGACGATTATAAAACAGTGTCTAAAATGAAATGCAAATACATGTTTGGGCATTTTGAATTACCTTACTTTAAAATGAATGCAATGGTAGAAATGCCAGACCATGGTGGCATCAATGATAAAATGCTAAGTGGTCCTGAGTATGTGTTTAGTGGACACTTTCACAAACGTCAGTACAAAAACAACATTCATTATATTGGCAATGCGTTCCCCCACAACTATGCAGACGTAAGCGACAACGAACGTGGTGCAATGTTCTTG